TAGGCTTTGTTCATCAGAAATCACAGATATATTATTCAAGGATGCAATCATGGTGTCAATATCCTCCACCAAGTCTTTCCATCCATCACTTCCCATCATTGAGAAGCGATTTTCATAATATTTCTGGAGTTCAGGAGTCATGCAGATGCCGCCTGTAGTGGAGCCAAGTCTTCAGTTGTCCAAAAGTCTTTAGCCAGCATGATCTTCAAATGCTCTTTGTTGCGGGACAAGCAATCTGCCCACTCAGCATCTTCCATCAGTTCGGGCTTGCCAGCATTGATGAGGTTAACTGAGTCCATTGCGGCGCTGTAGTGCTGGGCGATTTGTTCTGCGGTGATTTCATTCATGCTGATGCTCCGTTGATTTGGGCTTTGAGGCTATCAACCTCTGCTTTGAGTTCTTGGATGGCGGCGGTCAGTGTTGCAACCAAGAAGCTGGTATCGATGCCTTGGTATTGTGGGTTGCCTTCAGAATCAACAGCGTCTTTTTCTCCCGCAACGCATTCAGGTACAACAGCTTGCAATTCATGAGCAATAAAGCCTTGACTGTGTTGCCCGTTGTTTTTGAAGGTATAAGAAACAGGATTTAATGCAGCTACTTTTTCCAAAGCGCTCGTTATGGGTGCAACATTTTCTTTCAAACGATAGTCAGAAATAGATGTGTACGCAGTAGTGTTTCCTGAAGTGTTGATTGCTCCAGCCAAGGTTGATGTACTTGTATAGAAACGAAATGCTGTTCCTCCACCAGATGTATGTTGTGCAATGTAGTTTGTACCGCCTGATGATTTTGACAAAATACCAGTAGATAATGTTCCTGTTGAATCAGATGTTGCCCCCACCAGCAAGTTACCGCTGTTGTCAAAGATACCCTTCGGATTCCCATCCCCATCAGACAGCACGATGTAGTTGCTTGCTGTGCGAATGTCTAAGCCGCCTTGGTTGCCGCTGTAAGCGCCAAGGATGGTGTTCTTTGAACCAGTAGTCATTGACCCGCCGCAAGCCGTACTCCCAGTACCAAACGCTCCGACAAATGTGTTGTTGCTTCCCGTTGAAGAATAACCAGCGCCGTATCCAACATGAAGGTTTGATCCGCCAGTTGAGGAATACCCCGCAACACCGCCTAAAAACACATTGTTTGCGCCTGTGCTATTGGTGTACCCCGCCTGATACCCTACAGCAGTGTTGTTTGAGGCTGTGGTGTTGTTTTCAAGGGCAGAACGACCGACAGCTACGTTGCTACCGCCTGTTGTGTTGCTGATTAAAGCACTAGAACCCAAAGAAGCATTGTCTGCTCCTGTTGTATTTCCGTTACCTGACTGCGTACCAATAAATGTATTTTGTGTTCCAGTTGATGTGTTTAAACCAGCTTGGAAACCAAATGCTGAATTGCCATCACCTGTGCTTAAAGATAAGGCGTTATACCCCATAGCGGTTGCAAAACCGCCAGTTGCGTTGGTATATAAAGCCCGATAGCCTACTGCACTGTTGTACTGACCACTTGTATTAGCCACCAAAGCACTAGCACCAACCGCAGTGTTGGTGGATACAGCACCTGCGCCACGGCCGACTGTTACACCATTAACTACAGCATCTTTTTCAAGAGTTGCTACTTGACCTGTACTAATAGTGACAGCAGTAGTAGTTCCATTGCTCTGCAAAACAAGAGCGCCGTTACTGGCTACGCCTGTTGAATTAAGTGTAATTTGTGCCATGATTTACTTTCCTTTAAGGTGTTCCATTTGCAACTATGTCAGTCACAGATGTAATGACTCCAGTTGAAGACATTGATGCAATAGTCGTTGCCCCATACTTGAACAACAACTTACCACCACTTTCTTCAATCGTGAAGTTTGTAGTCAAGAGTTTAGGGGTAGATGCCGCAGTTCCAGTTGTGTTCTGGTTAAATGTTGGGAATGAAGTCAAAGATGCCGCTGATCCATTAGGAGCCAATACATCAGTACCAATCACCAAACCAAGGTTAGTCCTGGCTCCAGATGTAGTAGTTGCACCTGTACCACCATTCAAAACCGCAACAGTACCCGTCACATTAGATGCTGTACCTGTGGTGTTCTGGTTAAAAGTAGGAAAAGAGGTCAGACTTGCAGCCGAGCCACTTGGAGACAGAACATCTGTCCCAATAACCAGTCCTAGATTGGTTCTGGCATCACCAGCAGTAGATGCACCAGTACCACCATCAGCAACTGCTAAATCTGTGATACCTGTGATTGAACCACCAGTGATAGAGACATTGTTTGCCGCCTGAGTAGCAATTGTTCCCAAACCGCCAATATCAGCAGTGGTCAGAATAATAGCACCAGTACGCCCTGCAACTGAAGTTACAAGGTCAGTGTTATCTACTTTTTCCCAAGCAGTGCCATTAAAGATGGCCCAATCGCCTTGCGTCCAAGTCGTAATGCCATTGAGATTAGTTGAGCCTGTTACAGAGATAACATAGTAGTCTCCCTTTGTTCCTACGCTAGAAACAAGGGTAGGCGTGTTGGTTGATGCGTTCCAAGTGCCTTCATAGTTTACAAATCCAGACAGAGCCGTAATTTGAGACTGGAGACTTGTCAGAGTATCAAGTACAGACTGAGAAGTGCCGCCACCATTAGTAATGACTTTGATGCGTTCAGCAACATCAAAAGGAACAACCTCACCAACATTAATCTCACGACCATTATCAAGGACGATAACAAGACTACCATCAAAATCAATACGAGCAGAGGCAACACCAGTGCCGTTATCGCCATCGACTCCATCACGCCCAGGAACACCATCTCTTCCTGCTGGCCCCCTTGAACCTGCTGGCCCTTGCTTACCATCTCGTCCATCTTTGCCATTCTTGCCATCCTGTCCATCTTGTACAGAGGCAACTTTGCTCTGAATCTCGCCATTCAACTGAGCAAACTTTTGCTCCATGTCTGACTTGATTTTCTTCAAGCCTTGGATAACAAGTTCAGCACCCTTGCCAATAGACTCGCTCTTGGCCTTGGCAATCTTTTCAGCGGCAGACTGTTGCAAAGCAGTAATGATCTCCATCTGCTGTTCAGCAGAAATACCATCAATTCCTAGCTTACGCTCAAGATCGGCAATGTCCATTTAGGTCAATTCCCTTGAAAGACGATTGAGAAACTCATCTTCAACGCTCGACATTTTGCCCTTCTTGTCAGCCATTTGCAACTCAACAATCTTGGACTTGTTCTTAATGTCAGCTTCTTTCAGCATCAATTCAGCAATCTTAACCCGCTTATCAAACTCTTTAGAACCAGCATCATCTTGGTTAGGCAGGTTCTTGGTCATTGCCGCCATGTTCTTGGCTTGTACTTCTTGGGGCATCAACTGAGCCTCAATCGACAACTTCTGAGCCTCTGCCCGATTTTGTTCAGCTTGAGTTGTATTAACAGCAATCTGAGCCTGTGCAGCTTGCATAGCCAACTGCTGTTGCATCTGTTGCATTTGCTCTGCTTGCGGGTTAGGTTGGCTCATCTTGTCCAACTGCTCCATTAGTTCATAGCGGTTGGTCAGTGAAGAATTAGCCAAAACACCTTTCAGAATCAGTGGCAACACAGGGGTGTTGGGGCCAAGGGTCTGGAGCAAGCCAATGAACATCTGTTGTTCATGCTCACGGGCAATGATGCCCAAGGTTGCAGTAGGAATGAAGGTCATGTCTACAGAGGGGTAACGCTCTGGGTCAAACTGCATATACCTGAAAGCCGCCTTCTGGATGAAGGGGATCAGGAAGTCTTCTTGGAAGTTCACCAGAGTACGCTTGTACTTCTTGATGATGGTAGCAACTGCCATAGACATACCGCCTTGGCCCATGTCTCTAGCACCAGCACTGACCATACCTTGAGAATCCAAAGTTCCCGTGGATTGCAGGAGCATTCGCTCGAAATCCTTGGCAGTTGCTAGGTTGTTGCCATCAGTCTGCCCAAACTTGAAAGGATACAGAATCTCTGAAGGTGCGCCATTGGTAAGAATGGCTTTCCCAGGCTTGACTTCAAACTTAGCACCACGGGGCAGACGGGTTGCATCCATTGCAATCATGGGGCTGGTGGTCAGCGCCAATGAATCCAAGTGAGAACGAATCTGAGCATCAATAGCCTTTTGCATATTGAAGGCTTTTTCCACTGTGCCACGACCAAGCAGACGATTGGGAACAGTGTCATCTTGGTATGTCAGAACAGGGCGATCCTTCATCATGTAAGGATTTGCCTCTGCTTTTAGCAACTGCCCATCGTTGGCAATTACGACAATGGCCTCAACCATGTCTGAATATTCTTCAGCAGCGGAACTCTCAGGGAACAAATCAACAATGTTCTTGTTTTCCTCAAGGTTCTCTAGGTACTCACGGGGAACCAAGCCATAGTAGGTGAGCAAAAGCACCTTTTCATCTTGATACTGGCTTACCTCTTGGGTGGGTTCCAAGTCAGTATCTTCATAAGTGGGCGTAATGTCTACTTTGCGGTAGATTCCACGCTCAATGCCTTCAACAATCTTATGAATAGAGATGTACTTCTCAATTGCCACGCCCATGCAGTCATCAACTGAGGTTCCATTGGGGTCAAAAAGGAAGTTTTTTGGATTTACAGGTGAAATCTTGACCGAAATACGATCTTTTTCCACTACGCCAATGGCGGCTTGTCCCATTTGCCCAGGAATTGCCTGAGTAGAGGGTACAAACTGCTTTTCAGTCTTAACGACAATCTCGCCAATGCCTGTGCCGTAGATTTCTGCCATCAACTCAATAGCATCAATGGATTTACGAATCTTGTCCCGCTTGAAATCCTCCATCAACTGGGCTTTTAGGACTCCAACATCGATGGGGTTGTTGTTCACATCCCGAATGTCATCTTGAATGTCAAAGAACTCGCCTTGACCAAAGATAGCTTCCATGATCTCAGCATGGCGAGTCTCTACGGCTTGTTGGGTGGCAGGGGTTACGATGCGTGAACGCTCAGACTCACGGGTTTTGTCTTCAGATGCCCACTGACCACGAAAGATTCGCTCGTATTCAAGCCAATCGGGAAGGAAGTTGGTGTCTCTGTAGTCACGCCAGCGGTTGCAATGGTCAGTAACAAAATCAGTCAATTCTTTATCAGCCTCAGTAGGCTCATAAAACTCATTTTGCTCTAGCTTGACTTCTTTATCTGTTGCCATAGTGTTACCTTATAGACAAACCAATTGTATTGCCAAATGGATCGCTGTACATGGGGGAGGTTTGAGGTGCTGGCATCCTTAAATCTTGAGGTGTCGCAAAAGGACTCAATCCTTGTTGAATTCGATACAAGGCAAAACGTTCTGCTTTATCGTAAATCTCTGGGGTTGGTTCACCACCACGACTCAAAATATCAATTTCTTGTGCGGTAAGAGTAGGAACGATTAAAGGATATTGAATAGTGCGACCATTTACATCAAAGGCAGATGACAGTTCAGTCATTGGATCGCCTTGTGATGTAGAAATTGGGCCAAAAAACCCTTTTCCTTTTGTTTGTGGCTCATCCTTTACAGATTCAAAATTTCGAAACCCATAAGGCGCAAGGTTGCCATAACTAGAAATTCCCAAATAGTCTCCAAATAGTCCCTTGACTATGCTGGATTCATTTTGGTTCATTTCCTCGTTCATTAAACCCCCGATATGATATCTACAGGCTCCCACTCTTCATCTTCTTCACTCTCAAAGTAAGATGTTACAGCCAATTGGTCAATATAACTCAAAGCATCGGGCAAATCATCATGTACGCCATTGGCAGGAAACATCAAGAGTTGATCGGTGAAGTCATCCCAATCTTCTTCAGAGTTCAGCACAATACGCCCATGCTCAAACCGCCCTTGGAGACTCCAGATGATTCTGTCTGTCTTTTTCCTGTTGCCATGCGTTAGGTCAACTATGTGGGAATATACATTATTTTTCCGCATCAGGTCACTGAGGTAGGGCAAAACAGCGTTTTTAAGTGCTCCACGCTCAATTCCCACTGAAATTGGCCTGTAATCCCGCATCTTCATCAGGATTTTGGCAGCAGTTTCTCGAATGTCCCACCGCCCATGGTCAATCTCTTTGACAAACCACTTGCCATCATCAGTGACTTTGACCACTGCAATGGCACTCTCATCTAGTCTTTTCTTTGCGTTAGCAGCTTGCTTAGCCACTTCTTCAAATCCTGCCAAGTCGATTGCAATAAAGTAACTACCATACTCAGGTTCCACACCATATTTGATCCAATCTTCTTTAAAAACATCGCTTCCTGCGTTGTCAAAGGATGCCAAGTATTCCTGCTTGAAAGCAAATGAACTGAGCGTTTTCTTAGCAGACTCAATCTCAGTTGGGTCTATCAATGGATTGTCTTGGGTTGTGAAGTGCCAGGACTTCCAATCAGGATCAATCTCCTCTTGGCCCATCTTGAACAGATCATAGAACCAGTTGCGCCCCTTTGGAGTACCGATGAATATGGCTCTGCCCTTTTTGTCTGACAAAGAAGCACGAATCACCTGCTCCCAGGCTTCAGGCTTAATGTCCGCAACCTCGTCTAGCACTGCATAGGTAAGGGACACACCCCGCAGGGTATCTGGTCTATCAGCACCACGAACATAAATCTTTGCACCATTTATCATGGTGATATCCATATTGTTGATGTGACTGTTTTGGATAACATCCCGTCCAATCTCTAACAACACATCCCAAATGATCTGCCTTGCCTGTCCATTGGTGGGTGCAACATAGAGAACAGCACTTCCTGCTGGGCAACGCAATGCTTCAATAATTAGCGTAGTAGCCGCTAACCTAGACTTACCACAACGCCGACCAGCAGCCACAACCTTAAACCTTGTTTTATCAGCAAAGACTGTTTGTTGCCAAGGAAGGAGTGAGAAGTTGAGGTCAGACATTTTTTGTTTCTACATCAGTCACATCTTGCAAGGGTTCAATCTCTACGCCACCAATGCCTGTGATGTTGATTGTCACGGCATTCCTTTGCTTGCCTTCTTTCTCAAACAGACTGACAGGAAGCATCCTATCCATACAGAGTTTGAGCATAGCCGCCTGTGCTGGGTGTTCGTCATTCATGGCAATCTCAATTGCTTTGTGAACAACATTAGAACCAGCACTGTTTATCAGGAGGTCTTTGAGTTCTTTGATGCGCTGAACTTCAGTCTTTGGCAGGAGAGCCGCAGGTCTTTCAGCATAGGTAGACATAGTGAACTTCTTGTTCACAGCACCCTTGGGGCGACCTTTTTTCTTTAGGTTGTTTGGCAGTGCATCAATCACATTCATACTTTACCCAGTTATGGAAGTTTGGTGAACTATACATTGTTTGACAAGTGGGGTAAACCCTAGTACATTCTTCACGGGGCCATCACCCAGCCCTCTATGCGGTGGAACCGACCAATTAGGATAATCGTAGCGAGTCAGGCGACTCTTAAGTAGCCCCCCATCATTCGGGATGAATCATGGCAAGGTGAACGGGAAATGTAGTCTGAGCCACTTGTCTGACAAACAAGATACTGGTTAGCTTAGATAAACAAGAGGTTCACTTCTGAAAAGAAGATCAACCCTACACGGGTGCCTGAACTCGTCTATACCCTACCACC